GTTGAAGATGACCTGATTGGTTGCGCCAGGAAGTCCAACACCTCCACCAAGAGCATTATACAGCTCGGTGAAGTTCTGGTTGGTGTAATCGAACGAAGTGCGAAGCGGAGTTCCCGTTCCGTCGTTCGGTGCTGCGCCGATGTTAATGGTTTGTTTTGCCATGTGAAGTATTGAAGGGTTTTACCGTAGATTAAAATTGAGTCTCGTCCGCCGTTATCGTCGTTACGTCAGCCGTAATGGACGTCAAATCCGCCGTAAGCGGAAATCCGACCGCGCCGCCAGTGGAATCCGAAATACGATTCAAAAGCGCCAACTCAAGCATATCCACCTCCCACGGAGAACGACATCCAGTTGCCGAAACCTCGGCGATAAGCTGAGCAGCTTCGGTACAGGTTATGGATGAGTCGGCCATATTATTAGTCTGCTACAATGAACCACGCCGTTCCATTGCTGATGATCGAAACTTTGGACCAGTGCGTCGTCAAAGAATAAGTTGCCGTTCCGTCAATCGTTTCGGAACCAAACGGATCAACAGTGACATGGTTCGCGCCAGCATTCACGCGCTTCACGAAGAATATCCGCCCATTGGCCGTTGCCGCCGGGGGAAGCGAAACCGTAATCGCTGCCGCTGTTGAATTGGCGATAATCGCGAAATCACTCGAAACGATTGAAGTGGACGCCGTAACCGAGCGAACCGTTCCAAACGAAGCAGCATTCGCCGCAGCCGTTCCAGATCCGTCGGCGATGCGGTTCAGAAGCGCAAGCTTCGCCATATCACGCTCCCACGGTGCGCGACATCCAAGAGGGCTAACCTCGCTTAGCAGCGTTGCCGTTTCAGCGCATGTAATGTCGGCCATACGTTTTTTAGCGTTTCGGTTATCGTGCCATCGGACCAGCGCCGCGCTGCATCACCTCGGCGATGAAACCGCCACCACCAGGAGCAGACCCCCCCTCCATCTCCTCTTCCTCCTCATACTCCTCCTCCTCGCCTCCCTCGGCCATCTTCTTGCCCTTAGACTTCTTCTCGTAACCGGGGATGGCCATACCATCAATCTCAATGACTTCCGCCTTTCCGTTCTTACCAAGAACGATAGTCGCCATCGTCTGGAAAGCCTCGCCTTCCTTCAAATTCTCGGGGATTTCAACGCCTTTGGGAATGGTAAATACCGGCATGAAGCGAGCATCAGACTCATGGCATGTATGTCAATCAAAAACCCCCCACCAGCCTTTCGGGCCGATGAGGGGCTGCTCCAACAACGGAGCTGTGAGACAAACAACCTATGAGATAATCCGGTGGCCACAATCGCCGAAAAGAAAAAACCCGCAAGCATTTTCACGCCTGCGGGTCTTTTGAATGCTTAGCGTCAGATGATCCGCGAAGCGTGAGCGTTTGCAGCGTTAGCTGCAAATGATCTGGGTCAAAGCTCCGGTGCAACGACGGAAGATAATCGTCATGCCCTGATTCGTGAAAATCGGCTCGGGAGCATGAATGAACTCAGCATAGTGCTGACCCTTCTTCTCCAGAGGATCGGCGCAATCCACATCGAGCTTGTACGCACCAGTCACCCACTGCCACTCGCCCATGTAGTTGGTCGGCATCCAGCTCAAATCACCAACACGGTTCACAGGACGCACAATGTGCGACTTGAACACATACGGGGTGACAACGAACGCAGCCTCGAACGGAGCAGTCACCCAGCTTGAGTTGACGCTGAACACCGTACCCTTCGTGCCATTGGCGCTGGTAAACGGCTGAACCAACGTGTACTTGCCACCAGCGTAGGTGTAGCGGGGCGGGAACAGATTCGGCACATGCCGGAAGTTCTTAATCACCCGATTCGCGCCAATGCGCTTGAGCAACTCAGCGCCGCTGCCGCTGCCCATATCAGCCTGACGCAGATCCTCACGGAACGCGGGGTTGTTCTGAGCGATGCGCTGCGAAGCCTCCAAGCCGATATAGAGCGGGAACACCGGACCGTCGCTGCTGTAGCTGATGAAGCCAGAGCTATCAGGATTGGTAGCCCCGTTGCGGATCAGCGTGGCAGCAGCCACATCGAGCATCTCCTGAGTCAGCTCGGAGGTGGACTGATTCAACGCCTGACCAACGGAGCCGGTCTGAATCCAGGGCAACTCATTCACGCCAGACGGAATCGTCTCAACCTGAGTGAAGGACGAGTCGGCCACAGCCTTGATGGCATACTTGGCGAACATATTCTGATAGCGAGTCTCCCAAGAACGCTGCGCGCGGATGGACAGCTTCTCAAGGTACACACGCAAGAACGCCTCGACGCGATGGTCGAAGGTCAGATCGTCCTTACACAAGAGCGGACCTTTGAGGGCGAAACGCTCAGGACTCCAGGTAACGGCATTATAGCCGACCGGAACGTCATTGTAGGTGACATCGCAAGCGCCACCGTTATCGCCGGGATTGCCGCTGGCGAGCGTGATGGCCGACCACTCCTCAGCCGCAGTCGGCTCGATGGAGGTGGTGGTGAACGAGGTCTGGGTCAGACCAGTACCCTGAGGATACTCGCCGCGCTCAATCATGTTGAGCCACATCGAGCGGTACGAGGCGCGTTTATAAACGTCCTGCGCGAGCGACTCAGTAGCCACCGCGAAGGCGTTGAAGACATTAGGACAGGCCATGAGATTATGAAATTAAACCGACGTTATCTGCGTTATGGTTGGCCATCCATCCACCACACGGTGGCTGATTATCCAACCTGCTACACGCGGAGTGTCATTGCCGCTTAGACGGTTTTGCGATGGCTGACCAAGCCTCCGCATTGCTTAAGGTCGTTACGCGCACTGACGCACAAGGGCGACTAAAGTGTCAATCACAATTAGTAATTGGCCTCAAACTCATCGGTCAGCTCCGATTGCTCCGCCATGTAGCTCTTGTATCCACAAAGTAGGCCAAGTTTGTGAGGTTGAATGATATGCTCCTTCGCGATAACTCCACGGAATGTGTACGGACCTGGAAAGGTTCCCGTCATCAGAGCGTAGAAATCCACCCCGTCGGTTTTCGATCCTTTGCGCGCATCGACCAATAGCTTTCCATTGTCGTACTTGGTCGTTTTTACATCGATGCGAAATCCCGGCGGTGGCGGGACAAGCGCGTCATAGAGCGGATGCGGAGGATTACGATCCGTATCCAGATCAGGATAAACATTGAACAGCTTGCAGAAAGCTAGTTCTCCACAAATCCCCTCAAGATCGACCGTATGCGGATCTTCCGCACTGATTTTTAGGTTCACCACGTTGAAATATCGATTCTTACCATTTCGATTCTTGGCTACGAAATGGGCGAGCTTACGCTCCGCTGTTGATAGAGAAATACTTTGACCAATTTTGATTTTGTTTAGCATGGTCAAAAAGGCGGAAAATTTTTGAGGGGGGTATCGTAAACGAAGCCCACCCCCAAAGGGGGCCTCCCCCCTAGGCGTCCAACCTCCTGCCACCCCCTAGGAAAAACAATCCTTTTCTGTCATTAGCAAATCTAATGCAGACTATCACTTTCCCTGCGATGCACAAGGTGTGTTATATTTACTTTGTTTCGGATTCGTTCGTCACGTTCACTTCGAATGACCGATCCGGCATTTGACCGAGTAAATTGATTGAGACGGACGCACTCTCGCCAGCTTCCGACCAGCCGAACACAAGCGCCGATCGCTTTGCCACACTGCCCAGAATAGTCTCTCTCACGCTTTCGTCTTTTATCCCGTCCAATGCGTAGGAATCGATGCGTTCAAGCGTACTTGCGGCGTCCGCAGCTAGCTTGTTTCGGACAAGAGCCGAGAGCGTTTCTAAGGATTCGGTTTTCTTTTCTTTGCAAACCGTTTGCATTTCCTTTTTGACCTTTGTAACACCCTCTAAGCTTGCCCGTTTGCAAAGAGTCGTTTTGTTTACCTTCAATTTGTCCGCGATAGCGTCCCATTCCATTCCGGCAAGGTAGAGGCTACATGCCCTTTGCCAGACTTCCTTTGGCATTCCCATTCCGGCAAGCTATCGGGACGCAAGGAATCCGGCAAGGAATCGATCTTTACACCGTCAAGATACCGCATTTCCCCCCGTAAAATCAGGCCTTTTCCCCTTTCCTAAAAATATTTTTACTTTTCTTTTGACTTCTTTTTCCGTTTCCACTAGTCTGTCCGCCGTGAAAAGCACCCTGCGTCAAAAATTCCTTAGCCTAGCCTTTCAGGCCTTGGCATATGCTGTCGTTTCCTACGTTTTCTTCCTGATTTTCTTCAAATCCCAATTCTAAAAACCCATGACCAAAAACCTCCTATCCATCGACACCAACGCAAAGACCGTCAAAGGCCAGAAGCGTGGCTTCATGACCGGCATTCTGTATCTTGCACCTGACCGCCTGTCAGGCCTTATCAACGTGTGTGTCCATGCATCCGACGGATGCCGCCAGACGTGCCTTTACTCTGCGGGTCGTGGCGCATTCACTTCCGTCCAAAAAGCCCGTATCGCAAAGACCGTTCACTACGTCAAAGATCGTCAGGCCTTCCTTGCCACGCTGACCGAAAACGTCGCGACGGTCATCCGAAAGGCCAAGGCCAAGAAAATGCATCCGGTCATCCGTTTAAACGGGACATCCGATATCGGATGGGAACGATACTCCGTCATCCAAGCGTTTAAGACGACCCGTTTTTACGACTATACCAAAAATTACGACCGGATGCTGACCTTTCTAGATGGAAAGCTCCCGTCCAATTATTCCCTGACCTTTTCACGCTCCGAAGCCAACGAAAGCCAATGCCTCGAGGTTTTGAAGCGTGGCGGCAACGTGGCGGTCGTTTTCCGAAAGGCCTTGCCCACGCATTGGAATGGATTTCCGGTCATCAACGGAGACGAGAATGACCTCCGTTTTCTCGATCCTAAGGGCGTCGTCGTCGGCCTGACCGCCAAAGGCAAAGCAAAGACCGACACGACGGGCTTTGTCGTGGGTTAAAGCAACGTGTCAGCCTATGCGAAAGCGTAGGTTGCAACGTGTCTTTAGTCTCAATCAAAACTCAATCCATCAAATCCAATGATCAACCGATATCCTGGCCAATGCGTCCAATGCCACGAATACGTACCGACCGGCCTTGGCACTGTCACCAAACGCAACCGCGCCTGGCGCATAGACTGCAACGCATGCACCGGCCGCATGCCCGAGAACTCCGGCCTGGTTTGCGTCAAACTATCCTCCGGATGGACAGGCACGCGTAATGCGCGCGGGCGTTGCGAAGACGCGCCATGCTGCGGGTGCTGCTCTTTCTAAACCCTAAACCCAACGAATAAAAAACCATGTCCAATATCCCGCTTGTCCCTTTCCTACGCTTGCGCGAGTGCGAAGAACCTTTTGTCATGCACGGCCGCCGTTGGCTCTTTGTCACCTGTCTGCGCGCAGACGGTTTTCCCGACATTGGAGTCTATTCTTTCGACACCGATCTTTGCCACGATTACCTCGCCTGGCGTGAAGCTTTCAACCTCAAATAAAACCCAACGCATCCAATGACATCAATCCAACGCATAGAAACGGCCGTGGACAACCTGATCAACGGAAACCTCACGCACGCACGCAAGTCCGCACGCGGCCTGACATATTCTGACATATTCGACTGGCTGACTGGTCCAGTCGGATGGACGGAAAAACGCTCCCGCGCATGCGCGGATTATCTGATCGGCCGCATAGACTACCGCACCTATTGCAAAGCGGACCGTTGACCTCTCCTCCGCGCTTCATTCGAAAGAGTGGAGCGAAAGGGTAGGCCACCTATCCGCAACCAATCCCAAAAGCATGAAAACCATTCACCAAGTCATTCAAGAAATCCAATGTTTCGACCCTGCAATCCGCGCATTTGACGCGCATGACCTACCGCAATCCGTCCGCGCGTACCTGCACCATAACTACCGCATGGACGCGCGCCTGACGGACGATGAGCAGCAACTTGTTGAAACCTCTTTCGAGCATTTCGCCGACAACCTCCGCGAAGCATTTCAGGACGACCCAAGGCCTGACGCAACTCGGTTCTATCTGTTCGACGACCTCAGCCTTTACGTCCGCACCAACGCAGGACCTGAACTCTGGGCCGACGCGCAGGTGTTTGTCGTCGAACGCATTCTCCCGAACATGCGCCTTTCGCGCCTTGAAGCGGACTTGATGCGTGAAATCGGCATGGACGATCAGGTCAGCGAGGTCCGCGACGACTTCTATTCCTCCTTCGCGCATATCCTGCACCGCGATTGCGGCATACCGCATTGCGACGCACGCGAACACTGGAACGCCTTTTCGCGCCAGCTATCGGACTCCGCGTGCGAAAGCATCGTCCTTGGCGGTTCCGAATCAGGCCGCGCCGAAGGTCTTCGTTTCGCGTCGGAATACGCCGTCAACGCCTGAACCCATGAAAACCCATACCCCCGGCCCTTGGCGGACAACCGGCCTTAATGTCCGCGCTGGCGACGCTCTTATTTGCTACGCAATGAACCATCACGCACACGCAGAAACGCCGGAGCCTGAGAAAATGGCAAACGCTCGCCTGATTTCCATCGCGCCTCAAATGCTTCTCGCTCTCGAACGCTTGGCGCATCCAATGGCCGACGACGAAGACCTAGACTACGCGCGCGAAATCATCAAGAAAGCGAAAGGCCAGCTATGAAAGTCTATTGGACGGCTTTTTACGGTCGAAGCGAGTACACCTTTCAGGGCCGCAACGCCAAGCGCGACGCGTATCGACTGGTCAAACGATTCGGCGGACGTGTGGTTCGTGAAATCATCAAATCCAACGAATAAACCGCAAAACCGAATCAAATCATGCATCCATTGCTTCTCTCGGCTCTCATCCAAGTCGAATCCGGTGGAAACGATCAGGCCAAAGGGCGTCACGGCGAACTTGGCGCGCTTCAAATCAAATCGATCATGGTGCGCGACGTGAATCGGATCATGGGGACGCATTACGCGCACCAACAGGTAACAAACCGCGCCGTTTCGATCTTCATCGCGGAAAGCTATTTCGCGCACTATGGCCAGCATCTCAGCGACGAAAGTCTCGCTCGACTCTGGCAAGGTGGGCCAAAAGCCCTTAGAAGATCATCGTCACGCGCGTACGGAAAACGGGTCATGCGCCAGCTTCAATCAATGGATAAATCGAACCGTATTTTCACCGAAAACCATCATTTCACCGCACGGTAAAACAGCAGAAAACAATGAAACTAACCATTCAATCCAAAACCAACGCCCAGACGATTGTCGATCTTTTCAACGCAATCATCACCGGCGAATGCGAAACTCAGGGCGTCAAACCGCTCTCAATTTATGATGAGGATAAGCATATCTGCTCCATCACGGACGCGGACGGCAATCAAATCCTTGAACTGATCATCGAGCGCGAGCAGGGCGACAAGTTGTGTCCGACGTTCGAAGGCAACCCTGATGATGAGAAACTGCCATGAGCCGCAACATCCCGCTCAGTGAGCTTATAACGACGCTCGAAAGCCTGTCGGACATGATGCAATCGCCTATGCTCAGAGAGGCATCCTATCGACTCGACACTGCCAACAGCGCGCTATGCTGCCTTGAACACGCGCTTTTCTACGTCCGCATGTATCGGTCAGCCGATAATACAGGCGATGGCGAGAAGCGACGCCAAGAACTCATCGACGATTCGGAAGCACTCATCAAAATCATCCGCGAGGGAGGACTCTACCCATGAGCCGCAATCTATTCGCCCCGCCAATCTTCAAGGTGCAAATATCCGGCGCGATTGGCTGGAGCGACTTAAAGGAGCGGGTCGTTCGTTTCGAGACGGTCGAATTCCGCGCGCGCAAGGATGCCGAGGCGACGGCCAAGGAACTCAACCCCGGCGAATACACTCAGGGACGGATCCGCGTCGTCCCGGTCGAAGTGCCGGAGGATTATGATGTGTATCCCACGCCCGAGCGGACCAAGCCATGAGCGACATTCGAGATGAACTGGCCGAAATCGATCCTGACCTGCTTCTCATGGATGGATTCGATGACTGCATCATTGGCATCTGCGAGTCGTTCGGGGGCGTCCCGGTCGTCGCCTACGATTACGACAAGGTGCTGGCCAGCCTTCAGGCAAGCGGGATGACCTACGAGGAAGCGGTCGAGTACCATGAATTCAATCAAGCCGGAGCATACGTCGGCGAGCGGACTCCGGTGTTCATTCGGCGGATAGAAAGTTAGATGCACCGTCGGCCACCATTCCACAGTCAAAACTAGGTTATCCGAACGATTCGATTCTAGCGCATCCAAACCCATGTCCGCTGTCATCACACCATCCAGCAATCAAAACGCATCAGCGCGTCGTTTAGAGCGTTTGCGAGGCATTCAAGTCGAGCGATTGAGCGACGCATCTTTATCTTTTTCATCCCGAACGGTTGCGTCCGCCCCGTCAGGAGGCGGTGCAAGCATACCGGTTTCGGGATGAAACCACCCCTCCTTGGGTTTTTAATCCCAAGGGGGGTTTCATTTTAGTGAAATAGATGATGAGTGTAGCTAACCGTGGAAGAGTTGAATCTAACCGAGAAAATGGAAATCTAACTTCTGGGTCTTGACAATGGTCGGTATGAACCGCAGACTAGAGTTCGTTATGAGCTATTTGCCATCAGGAAAAACACCGAGAACGATGTTCAGCCAGATGCCACCAAAGCGGCACGATCTGGACCCGAGTAAGTCGGAAGTTCTGGCCTACATCGGACAGGAGATGGGTTGCGACTTGGCGGCGGCGATACGGGCGTTCAATTCGATGCGGCATCCGAAGTGTCGGGTGCTGGTGTTCGACAAGATTGAGCGGCAGTGGAAGGGTTGCGAGTTTCGGCCAGCCGACGCTGAGACAAGCGAGTTGTCGATCATCCGTGAGCATCGCGCTTTTGAGCGGCAGTTGGCCGTTCTGAAGTCAACCGTGCGCCGGTTGCAAGATGATGTTGAAGACCTCAAGCGGAAGACTGCAAAGCGAACCAAGGGCAAAAGGGGCGATGACAGGAAAGTGGGTGAGCCAGCCGATGAACCACCCGCTGAAGTTAAGCCAACAGAGCCAGACCGCCCATCACTGTCCGAGGAATTCGCCAAGTTGTTCCCTGAATTAACCGACAAATAACTGATTACTATGGAAACCGAAAAATCATCCGTGTTGAAAGAACAGTTGGAAAAAACCGCCACGATGTTCAAGCGAATATCTGAGAGCGTTGATCGGATCGAAAAAACCTTGAAGGAGCATGAACGCAAGATCGATGAAGCGTTGAAGCGTTCGTCCTATCAGGACACCGACATCGACACCTGGGAAGGCTTCGGGCCGAAGCCAGAGTGTCAGCCGTTCAATCCGAACGCCGAAACGTACACCCTGGAACTCCATCACGGCCAATACACAATCCGACGCGACGACGGCGAATCCGACAAGGAATGGCAACGGCGCAAAGATCATCTCATGGACCAGCGTGTCACGTTCCTCAATGGCAGCGGACAGAACGGAACGCCAGAGCAAGTGGCCCACCTTCAGAGAATCGAGACACGACTAGGACGAAAAATTTTCAAATATCCTCTTGCAACGACTTGAGACAACTGCAACACTACGTCCGCAACAATGACCAATTTTCTGCAATCGGGAATAGTGCGCGAAGAGAACTCGCGACGGGGTTTTTAATTGGATTTTTATCCCTGATTAAACACCCGATTGCAGTCGATTTTTGAATGAAAGCTTATACGGCCAAACAAACGGCAGCGATGCTTCAAATCTGCACCGAGACGCTAAGGCGAATCGTTCGCAATGACGGCATCCAGCACAGGAGAATTGGCCGACGAATCCTTTTCACGGAAGCCGACATCGCGGCGATTCTTGAGAGTCGAGCAATGACCGGAGCTGTGAATCCGTACGCAAAGAAGACAAACAAACAACCGCAGATAGAGAATACAACCTATGAGCAACCAAGCAGCAACATTGACGGTGGTAGCACCGTCGCAGCCAGCGCCGCAACCCCTGGGTCCGACCAGTCCTGACTTCTACGACCGCATCGACAGTCCGATGGATGCGGTGAAGACGATGGGCGACTGGATTAGCCACTCTGGCATGTTCGGATGCGTCAAGCCTGAGCAGGGATATGTCCTCGCTCTGGAATGCATCGCAAGCCGAATGACTCCGCTCTCATGGAAGCGCGAGAATCATTTGATCAATGGCAACATCACGATGAAGAGCGAATCGATGCTCTCCGGTCTGATGAATGCCGGATGGGATATCGACTGGGTGCAGTTCGACATTCAGGCCGCAATCGCCGACTTTAGCAAAGGTGCGAAGAAGGTCCGTGTCTCATTCACCGCAGATGATGCGAAGCAAGCTGGACTAATCCCCGCAAAGCCAGGAAGCGGCTGGGCGAAGTTCCCTGCTGAGATGCTCCGTGCGCGCCTCATCAGCAAGGCGACTCGCATGCTCGATCCGCGAATCACACAAGGCCGCTACACCCCCGAGGAAGTGGCCGACTTCTCCGCCACCCCATCAGCACCCGCTCAACCCACTCCGACGCGCCAGACCGTCAATGTGACGCCGGAATCAACCTTCTCGCTGGTCGAGAAACTGGAGCAGATTCTTGAGCCACATTCCGAAATCGCCAACGCGTTCCTCATCAGCAAGAACCTCATCAAGGAAGGTCAGAACTTCCGCGATGTCAGCACCAAGGTGGCCAACATGATCGTCTCCGATCCTGACAGCTTCATCATCAAGGCCAAAGCGTTCTCCAGCCCGACAATCGAATGAGCATTCAAAACCGACACGTTAACTGGGACATGCCAGCCGAGAAGTATCACGCCGTTGATGCGCTGAGCAAAAGCATGATGTCCAAGATCCTCAAGTCCCCGGCGCATTACAAAGCCGCGCTAGAGGAGCATCAGGAGCCGAGCAAGGCCATGCAGATGGGTACGGCGATTCACACCGCTGTTCTCGAACCGCACCTGTACTCGCAGGTTGTCGCCGTGATTCCACCGGACATCGACGGTCGGACGAAGGAGGGCAAACAATGGAAGGAACAGCACAAGAGCCGCATCCATCTCAGCCACGCTGAGGACATCGATGTGCAAGGCGTGGCCAACTCTGTTCGTCGCCATCCGTTCTGGGACATCATTCATCTCAACCACAAGATCGAAGCCAGCGTGTTTGCCGAGGACGAGGAAACCGGCATTCCCCTCAAAGCTCGCCCTGATCTTTGGGTCGAGGACCACACCCTGGTCGATGTGAAAACAACGGACGACGCATCGCCTGAAGCGTTCAGCCGCACGATTACCTCGTTCGGCTATCACATTCAAGCCGCGCATTATCTTGCCATGACCGGAGCAGAGTCTTTCATCTTCGTTGCCGTCGAACGTAAAGCCCCGTACGCCGTTGGCATCTACAGGCTCGACATCGAATGGCTTCAGGCCGGTGAGAACCTTCGCAGGAAGGCTATCTCGACGCTGCATGAGTGCCGCGCACTGGACAGTTGGCCAGCCTATCCCACGGCAACCATCACACTTTCATGCCCAAAATGGGTGCTGAATAAATCGGAAAACTAAACCAAAATCGAAGCCTAACAATTATGTTCAAAGTCAATCGTAAGGACGCCGGAGGCAGCTACATCAATGCTGAAGGCGAGTACACTGTCACCGTGATGAAGGTCGAGGAAACGCTCGACGCGAAGGGCCGCGAGGTCTGCAAGGTGACATTCGCAACCGAAGACGGATCGAGCATCGCCGACCGTTTCATCAATCAGGAAAACGTCTGGTTCCGCGTCAACCAGTTGGTTGCCGCCACCAACCACAACGTGCCAGATGGAACCGAGGTGGACTTCCTTGGCAAGAAGGGCAGCTACGCCAACTTCCTCAAGTCGATGATCGGTCTTGAGCTTACCATCATCGTTCGCGCTGAAGAGTACGACCTGAATGGCGAGAAGAAGAAGGCGTATCGCATCAAGGCGATGAAGCCTGCTGTGGCCACGGCCCCAGAAGAAAAGCCGTTCTAATCCAAACCGGGGAGGGGTGCGTATTCCCTGATAACGCACAACCAATTCTAACGCATCCAATTCGTATCCATGAAAGTCAAACTTGTAGCTATTACAAAACCCCTTATCGGCGACGGGACAATGACCGCGTCCGATTTCATCACGTTCGCCGCCCGTGTCAGCAATCCGAGCAATCAGATGAGTCTGCTCACCGCTCCGAAACTACTGGCCTACTGCATCAGGCATGGCCATTGGAGCATCTTCGAACAGGCGTCGATGACGGTCGAGATTCAGACGAGCCGCGCTATCTCCGCCCAGATCATTCGCCATCGCAGCTTCTGCTTCCAAGAATTTTGCGTCGCCGGGGATACACGCATTACGCTTGAGCTTCCAAACGGCGCAAAGAAAGGAAAACGATCAGCCTACTCAAGGACGATTGAACACTTGTATCGGCTTCAGCAGAGAGGCGCAAAGATGCCCTCAAACATTCGCGTTTTCGATGAGGAAACTAGGACGTTTGTGAACACTCAAATCGCTGAGGTGTTTCAGGCAGGGGTGAAGCCGCTCTTCAAAATCACGCTAGAAAATGGGAAGAGCATTGAGACTACAAAGGAACACAAGTTTTTGACCTCTGATGGCTTTAAGTCGCTTGAGGATGCAGTTGGACTTTGCCTTTCAGGGAATACTGCTACATGGAAAAACAACGAGGTTGAGATTGGATGCAACGGTGTGCCTGCATATCAAGATAAGCAGTGGCTTTTGGATGCGAAACTCAAGTCTATCGAGAGCAAGCTAGGACTTAACGGGATTGCTGAAGATGCAGGAACCTCGACACACACCATAAGGAAGTGGCTGAAAAGGCATGGTGTTCAGTTTACGAAGCGTGAGGTTTCGTCGTTCACTCCAGTTTGGAACAAAGGAATCAAGTGGAGTCGTGGAAGTCATTCGATTGAAACGATTTCCAAGATGAGGGATTCGGCCAGAAAAGGATCTGCAAGTAACCTTTGGAAAGGTGGTGTTTCCAGGGCTGAACGTCTTTCTGTGGCCGACTGGTGCAATGCAAATCGATCCGAGTTTCTGATCAAGTTTTCTCACAGGTGTAATCGATGCGGAGGAAGCAAGATGCTTGAGCTTCACCACATTGTTCCGGTCAGCGAAAATCCGAGTCTTGCTCGTGAAAAGTCGAACATCGAGGTGCTTTGCAAGCGATGCCATGCAGAGCATCACAGAATCCTAGGCCATGCGAAAAGCTGGAGAGAGAAGCATCCTGGAAACACGCTCACAGTCCATTGGAGCAAAATTAAATCCATCGAGTTCGTTGGCGAAAAAATGACCTACGATCTTGAGGTCAAACATTCATCGCACAATTACGTTGCAAACGGAATCGTCACGCACAACTCACAGCGATATGCACCGACCGATACTGCTGAGCTGGTTGAGCTTCGCACCCAGGACCGTGTTAATCGCCAGGGAAGCGGAGAGGTTTATCCGCAAGAGTGGGCCAATGAAGTTGTCGCCAAGTCGGTCGATCTGGCTTTCAGGACATATCGAACGCTGATCAATGAGGGTGTGAGCCGAGAGACTGCTCGCATGGTTCTTCCGCTCTGTACGCAGACGACGCTGTACATGACCGGCAACATCCGCTCATGGATTCATTACTTCGAACAGCGTTGCGCCAAGGGTACACAGAAGGAGCATCGCGACATCGCCATTGCCATTCGCGACACGATCTTCGCCATTGAATTCTCGCACATTCACGCGGCATTGGAGGAATCGAAATGAACAAAAACGAAAACGAAACCTATCGAATCACACTAAGGGGGATTCTTTACCTCTATCTTCCAAAAGAGAAGGCCAATGAAGTGTACAACGCCATCGAGCTGTGCTGCCGTCGCAATGGCTGGGGAATCGCAATCAACGAAGAGAACACATTGGACTTTGTGGAAATGCAACGAGTGGAGGAATCGAAATGAGCGACACCCCTATCTCCGACTCGACTCCTCACAACGTAGCCGAACTCGGCATGCTGTGCAGGAGGCTGGAACGAGAACTCACCGCGTCCAACTCAATCATCCGGCAGCAGCAATTGTTGGATGAGGAGAACCTGCGGCTTCAAGAGCGTATCAAGCGGCTGGAGAAGTGGATTGCCTGCCTCAATCCCATAGCACAGCACAGCGGCCAATCCGAAAACCGAGAGTGGCACGGTGTTGACATTAGATGGCTCTACCCGTCGCAGGTTGTTTATTTAGGGGAGGCCAAGCCGTGAGCGATACAATTATTCTTGATAGCAAAAAGTGCAACGCGGAATTACTAACCATCCACGCCGATGGACGCATCACTGTAGCCGAGCATCTGAAGCCTACGGAGACAGCGGCGAAGGTGTTACAGATCATGCGCGAGCAATGGCTGGCCGACATCCAATCCAAAAAGATCCGCGATCAAGAGGAACGCATCAAGCGGCTGGAGGAGGCGGGGGATTTGATGGTGCAGCATTTTTACACTGACGAACCACGTTCCGAAATGTGGGAGAAAGCCAAGGAGGCCAAGCTGTGAGCGCAATGAATTGTATTGGAAAGATACTCAAACGGTTTCTTGGAATTGCGTGTTCTCATTATTGGCAACCGCTAAACGACAGTTTCCATGGCTCACATTCTC